CTAATATCAACAATCCATCTGTTAACGTAAGCAGAGTTGCCAGTTAAACCAATAGAACTAGTTGGAAAGAATGAAAAAGCAATACGACCTGAGTGAAATTTGGTTTTAACAAACTTGACTTTGATTCTGATCCCTCCTCTTGCATAAGAATGCATTAATGAAAGCAAAGAGAGAGGTTGCAACATATCATTGCCGGACTGTTGGACTCCATAGTAGTATCCTATATTAGTGGAGTCCCACCATCCAGCATCTCTACCTGTCGCCCAATCTGTCGTTTTAAACCAAGCTGGACGCATTGCAATTGAAACATATGACATTTCATCATACTTAGTAGCAGCCAACCCTGGCATTGAAGCTACTCCGGTGGATCCCATCATACCTAGTGGACATGCATCACTATCTCCATCTACGGTAGAATGGTTGGGGTTTGTTCTAATTTGAACTTTTAAATTGGAATCACCTTGGGTGGGTTTACTATAACCATGTAATTTGGCAACATTTGAAGCTGAATTTAAAATCCATGAAGCTGTATACAATGGTTTTGTGATGATTCCAGGGGTAAAAAGTGACAAAAAGTCACCAGTATATTTTGAAATTGTACCAAGGGTTCCAGTAACTTTAGAAATTACCTTAGACTCTTTCAAGTAGGTGTTAGCATTATTTAATGTGTTAGCGAGTTCATCCCATTCAGTTACACCTGATTCGGGAGATGCAGCTCCGTAAAGCTCAACATCCGTCATAGATGCAAATATAGTATAACTAGCCAATACAGAACCCGAAGGTGATACTAACGGTTCATAAGGATACAACGCCAGAATTCCGAGATCCGACAAATGCGTGCTAGAAAAGGCTTCAGTAAGATTCCAATAATTTATAACCGACACAAAAGGAACAGTTAATTCTGCCATTGTATCATTATTTAAATCAATTTCTACATGAGGCACCGTGGTACGCTGTACAAGGGAACACAGACTTTGGTTCAAAGTCAAACCGTACTTAGTTCCATCATAAGCAGCTCCCGCAAGAGGTACCCATGCTAAGATATACCTACCTTGTTGAAAAGGATCAGCATTTACAGTGATGGTGAATTTTAAAGTCATCCTAATACCATAAAAACCTTTCAATTTATTCAACCAAATTGCAGCATTTGGTGAAGTGAAAAGAGAATAAGGCATAGACCAATTGTGGAAAAAGGTGGAAAAAGTATCAGTAACGTTAAAGTTAGATGCTTCCCAAATAATTGGTTTTTCTAAGAACGCTTTAAGGGATTGGTCAATAACACCGCCGTAGGAAGTTTTTAAAAATCCGTCGGGAAGGTGGTAAACGTGTGAAGTGTCATTAGCTTTGACAACGGCATCATTGACAAATGTGGTGGTGTCCAATTTAATGTC